CGAGGCAGATACACAGTTGATGGGGTACGCCAAGACCACAAGCATAGTGTCAGAGGTATGACAGAGCAACGGCTAGAGGTACGCATGGATGGAAAGACCAATAGTCTGACCACAGTACAGAAGGACAACGTAGCAGTAGATATATCAGAGTTACAATGGCGTAAGCTAACACCACTTGAATGCGAGAGATTGCAGACATTGCCAGACAACTACACTAACCATGTGTCCAACACGCAACGATACAAGATGCTAGGCAATGGCTTTACAGTTGACGTGATAGCACACATATTGAAAGGAATTAATTGATGGATAGAGAAAAACTTGATAAGCTGTTTGCTTGGTTAAAGGAGTGTCCATACCCATACAAATATCGTTTTGATATGGATGGCACTATTACAATTACATTTATTGGAGATATGAGAGATGATTGAGGATAATGCAAAACAACTTGAGTTACCAATAGACCATGAACCACATCTTAACCGCATAGCACATCAGTTAGCTAAACAGTTACAAGAAGATTATGGGTACAGAAGTTATGACCACGCATATGAACGTGCTTGGGATTTGTTAGAATACGATTTAGAACAGGAGAAGAAGAATGATTGAATGGATTAAAGCAATACTAACATTCTGGATGAACAAGGATGAGATGACAGACCCTTTGATGGATAACATACTTAGGTTTCTTATCATGTCTGTGTTTGCCATTGGATTTTACATGACATTAATAGCATTTGGAGATAAGTTCTTATGATAAAAATATATAATTTAATTATGGATGATGCCAAGAATCCACTATCCAACATACCTGATGTCAACACCAGACACATGGTGATGCAGGTATTAGCGTGGATGTGGTGCATCATATTCAGCATGTACTTAGGTTCTTTTCTAGCCTTTGGAATTAGTGCTATCTTACATGCGTTATTACTAGCAGGAATATTTATTACTGTTGGTACATTTGAGGCAGCCAAGCGCAGACCACAATATTTTGGTGGGCTAGGCAGAGGTAATGGGGGTGAACATGAATAAGTTGACACTACTTATCTCATATGATATAACAAAGAACATTTTATTAAATAGAAAAGGAGAATAGATATGCCATTAGATATGATACCAGAGAACTTAGACTTTGATGTAATCTTTGAACCAACAAAGGTAGATGACAAGAAGTATGTCATTGATGCGAACACAGGCAAGTACATTGCCGTAGTTGGTAAAGACTTTAACTGTGCATCACATGGAGATTTCTTCCGTGATGTAAGCAATGCCGTTACGAATCACTTGACAGATGATGAGTACGAAGGTGCGAAAGTCAGGTGGAGAGATGCACATCACAATGGGTGGGCTATGATGGACATGGTGTTGCCCAATGTGACGGCTAAAATACACACCGACAAGCACCAGACAGAGATAGCACAACGTATCATTGCTCTGCATGGTGTGGATGGCACGTGTTCTAACACAGTTCTGTTCGGTGCGATTGATTTCTTTTGCACTAATGGGCAGATACGTGGTGAGCATGACAAGGTAAGACGCAAGAATACAAGTGGCTTTAGCCTTGATAGGTTCATTACACAGTTAGAGCGTAGCAAGCAGGACTTCTACTCACAGTCTGCTACCTTACAGAGTTGGGCAAACAAATCTCTTGAGTATAATAATGTTAGAGATATGTTACACTCACTCTTAAAGTCTGAGAAGACAGGTGACAAGATGCTAGGACTGTATGCAGAGGAAGCAAGTGTAAGAGGACACAACGCATGGGCTTTATACTCTGCGTTCACTAACTATGCAAGCTATGCAGATGAGCGCAATGGCTTCAAGCTACGCAACACAGGTTACGATACGAAAGCGGTGTCGATGTTTGCTCGTGAGCAAGAGGTGTCCAAGTGGATTGACAGCAAGCAGTTCAAGGAGTTGTTGGTAGCATGAGCGAACATAAGTGGGAATACGTAAGGACAAACTCAAAAGGTGAGCCTGTCTTTCGCAAAGATACAAATGAAAGCCTAGAGTTTGCCTGTGATTATCTCGACAGCAATAACATAGAGTATGAAGTGGAGTTGTCTGCTAGTCTTATAGTTGTATATAGTAAAGCAGACAGACCATACATGTATTACTGGACTACAGGTAGATGGTCACCTAGAAAACGCAATTATAAAAAGCATTTTCACAGTAATGGTATTGCTGATTTTGTAGAAAAGTATCTAAATAAATATGCGGATGAACACATACGAGAGGACGCAGAAGACAATGAAGACAGTCAAACAATTAGTTGAAAGGTACTATTCTTCTAATGATTTCAGTCTCTTACGAGACAAGTCTAAGGCAGATTATAAGTACTTCTTGGGTGTGATGACAGACAAATTTGGTGACATCAAGTTTGATAAACTTACAAGCAAGGAAGCTAAACACGCATATGAAGAGTGGGTTGAGCGAGGTATCAGCTTCGCCAACCACATCTGTACTGTGTCATCTATTGTGTATCGCTATGCGATAGACATGGAGTATGCGACAGTCAATCCGTTTTCATCAGTCAGACGTAAGACACCGATACAACGTAAGGTTGTATGGTCGGAAGATGATGTACGTCAGTTTCTTGACACCGCTTACTCTAGGTTTGAGTGGCGAAGTCTTGGGCTAATTGTACATATGGCATACGAATGGTGTCAGCGTCTAGGTGACATGAGACTATTGACGTGGGATAACGTAGATTTACCTGACAAAAAGCTATATTTGGAGCAGTCAAAGCGTAGGGCAGAGGTAACTTTGCCTATCGAAGATGACCTACACTCTATGTTGATACAACAACAGGAAGACTTTGGTTTTCAACAGTACGTTGCTCCACGAATCAAGCCTGTACAGGGCGAGTATCAACCTTATAGCATAGACAGGCTAGGAAAAGCTGCACGTGTTGTTATGCGAGAGGCAGGGCTGTCTGATGAGTTACGACTAATGGACTTACGAAGGACAGGAACAACACAAATGGTAGAGGCAGGTGTCGGTATGGCACAAATCATGTCGGTTACAGGACACAGTAACCCACAGTCAGTCAAACCATACATGAAAAATACTTACGAGAGTGCAAATTATGCCTTGACCGCACGTAAATCCCGTGGTACAAGCAGTTAACTGCCACAAGAAAGGTGATATATACATGAATAATATATATAACATTATAAGTGACTTACATTTAAGTGCAGGAAGCACAAAGAGAATGGATTGTCCAGTATGTAAGGGGTACAAAACCTTTACTGTAACCAATAACATGGGCAGTCTTGTGTGGAATTGTTACAAGGCATCTTGTAATGCCTCTGGTGGTAAACGTGTACACCTATCAGCAGACGATATCCGTGAACAATTTTATGGTGCTAAAGAAACAACAGACAAACTAGAATTTACCTTACCTGAATATATTGTAAGAGTAAATGACAAGAGAGAAGTCTTAGAGTATCTACACAAGTGGAGCTTGATGTCTCTTCGTCACGAGGTTTTGTATGATGTAAAAGAAGAAAGAATTGTTTTTCCTGTTAGGTATGAGAACAAGATAGTAGATGCAACTGGTCGCTCTCTTGGAAGACGACTACCTAAGTGGAAAAAATATAGCAATAGTGGCTTGCCTTTTACCTATGGGTGTGGTAAAGTCGCAGTAGTTGTTGAGGACTGTGTGAGTGCTAGTGTTGTTGGTTCACTAGGTAATTTTGTCGGGGTCGCTTTGATGGGTACTTCTCTCCTTTCAACTCATCGGGTGTTTCTTACACAGTTCTCAACGGCAGTCATCGCACTAGACCCTGATGCATTGCCAAAGACTTTAAGTATAGCAAAGGAGTTGCGTGGGCATGTAAATGAAGTCCGTGTCTTGCGCTTGACAGATGATATAAAATATCGTAACCCTGAAGACATCAACAACCTGACCAACATAGGAGTATAAGAATGGAGTTATCTTTAGTACGCAGTCTTATGGACAAAGGTTTCTACGATGACCATCGTGGTTCTAAATGTCCTGACCGCTTGTTCAGCCAAGACGTGCGTAAAATTAAACAAGCAATTGATGTAGCTATGGATAGATACAACAGGACTTTGTTACCAGATGAGGTACAAGCTATGTTTCTATCTAATAATCCTACACTCACTACTGCACAGAAGCAGGGTTACAACTCTCTGTTTCTGCAGATAAAGAAAGAGACACCGCTAGGTTCAGATGTATCACAAGAGATACTGTCTAAGCTATTTCAACAAGTCGTTGGTGACATCGTTGCAAATCTAGGATTTGATATGATTAACGGTGATGGAGACACGTTGCAAAGGCTACGTGATGTATTAGAAAAGTATGGTGATGACTTTATACCTAACATGAATATTGAGTGGGATGACATCAGCATTGAAACACTCATGGCTAAAGCAGACTTAGAAGCTAAGTGGACTTTTAACATATCTCCTTTAGTACGTAAGCTAGAGGGAGTAAGTGGCGGTCATCTTATTGAAGTTGGTGCTAGACCAAACACAGGTAAGACTTCTTTTCATGCTAGTTTGATAGCATCACCTAATGGCTTTGCCCATCAGGGAGCAAACTGTATTATCTTATGTAACGAAGAAGAGACACACCGTGTAGGTGCTAGGTACTTAACTGCCGCATCAGGAATGTCTCCTCGTGAGATTAAAAATAATATGGCTAAAGCTCGTTCTCTTTATGAACCAGTTGAAAAGAACATCAGGATTAAAGAAGCAAGTGGACGTGACATGGCATGGGTAGAGTCAGTATGTAAAGCATACAAGCCTGACATACTAGTGCTTGACATGGGCGATAAGTTTGGTACATCTGGGTCATTTGCTAGACCAGATGAAGCACTAAAGGCTTGTGCTATCTACGCTAGACAGATTGCTAAGACATATAATTGTGCTGTGTTCTATATGTCACAGTTAAATGCCGAAGCAGAAGGTAGACAGAGACTTAATCAATCCATGATGGAAGGTTCACGTACAGGTAAAGCAGCCGAAGCTGATTTAATGATATTGATTGGTAAGACTAATACAGAGATTGAGGGTGAGCAACAGGATAGTCCACTAAGACATCTTAATATTGTTAAGAATAAGTTAAACGGTTGGCATGGAATTGTAAATGTTAATTTAGATTATTTGACAGCGAGGTATGAAGGATGAAACTAACACTTGATGTAGAAAACGTAGGGCAAAAGAGAGATGGTAAGTTATACCTAGACCCCTTTGAACCAGACAACTCACTAACCATGGTGGGTATGTTAACAGATACAGGTTTAGAAAGATGTATTACTTTTGACCATGCAGAAGTAGAAGCAGATGACTTTGGTCATACTGTAGTACAAGAGTGGTTAGATAAAGCCACAGTTCTTATTATGCACAATGCCTCGCATGACTTACTATGGCTATGGGAATCAGGATTTAAATACACAGGTCCTGTATTTGATACCATGTTAGTTGAGTATGTACTACAACGTGGTTTAAAAAATGCTTCTCTCTCACTTGAGAAGTGTACAGAAAGATATGAGTGTGCTACAAAAAAGCAAGATAGTTTAAAAGAACACCTTGCTAAAGGTGGTACAACATACAACATGAACCATGCTACATTGTCTGAGTATCTATCTGCTGACTTACATGCCACACAACAATTAGCAGACAAGTTATATACTAGGCTACATACAAAAGAAGATGCAGGTCTATTGAGGACAGTAGATTTAACAAATGAGATATGTGTTTGTCTCTCTCGTATATATCAACGAGGTTTCAAAGTTGACAAGACAGCTTTAGACGATGTTAGAAAAGAATACGAACAAGAGAGAGATGAGCTAGTTTCTAGTCTACAAGAACACATAGAGAGATTAATGGGTGATACACCTATAAACTTAAATAGCCCAGAGCAGTTGTCTTCTGTTATCTTTAGCCGTAAAGTTATAGATAAACAGTATTGGGCTAACGCTATTAACCCTTATATGAATGATGATGACTTTAGAAGTGCCATTGATTATGGTACAGAAAGATTATACAAAACAAAAGCAGAGCAATGCAAGGATTGCAAAGGCTTTGGAAAGGTAAGAAAGGTAAAGAAAGATGGAACACCTTATGCTAGAGACAACGGTTGTAAAACATGTAATAGCCTTGGTTTTAATCTTATTAATCTACAAGATGTGGCAGGGTTAAAGTTTAAACCACCTAATCCTAAGTGGGCAAGTGCCAATGGCTTCTCTACATCTAAGGACAACCTGACCTTTTTAGAATCAGTAGCCAAGTCAAGAGGGTTGACAGTTGCAGTAGACTTCTTATCTAAAGTAAGACGGTTGAGTGCTGTAGACACCTATATATCTTCCTTCATAGAGGGTATAGCTAATCATATAAAACCAGATGGTATGTTGCATGTGCGTTTAGTACAACAGAATACCGCTACTGGTAGATTAAGTGGGGCAGAACCTAACATGCAGAACATGCCACGTGGGGGTACGTTTCCTGTAAAGAGGGTGTTCGTGTCTCGTTTCGATGGTGGTAAGATACTTGAAGCTGACATGGCACAGCTAGAGTTTCGTACTGCTGCATTTTTATCACAAGATGGAGTTGCAATTGAAGAAGTTAAGACAGGCTTTGATGTTCATAGTTACACTGCCAAAGTTATTAGTGATGCAGGTGAGCCTACGAGTAGGCAGGATGCTAAAGCTCATACGTTTGCTCCGCTATATGGAGCAACAGGATTTGGAAGAACTAGAGCGCAAGCTAAATACTATGAACACTTCACAGAAAAGTACCAAGGCATCAAGCTATGGCACACCAGATTGGCTAAAGAAGCTGTGAATACTCAAAAGATTAAGACACCATCAGGCAGAGAGTTTTCTTTTCCTGATGTTACAAGACGTGGTAATGGGACAGTCACACATTTTACACAGATAAAGAATTATCCTGTACAATCCTTTGCTACCGCTGATATAGTTCCTGTATGTTTATTACATATAGATAAATTACTTGACGGCATGCAATCATGTGTGGTAAATTCAGTACACGATAGTATAGTTATTGATGTTCATCCGCAAGAAGAAAGTAAAGTTCTTGATGTTATTAAAGTAGCCAATAAAGAGTTACCCGATTTGATTGCTCTACGTTGGGGCATAGATTTTAACGTGCCTCTATTATTAGAGTCAAAAATAGGTAATAACTGGCTTGACACAAAAGATGTTATTTGATATAACTATAAAACTTTTTAAAAATAGAAGGAGTAAAACAAATGGAGTTATCCACAATCAATACGAATAACTATTCCGCTATGGCTAAAGCTATGGGAATAGCTAACGAAGGGGTGGCAGACAAGAGACAGACAAGCACTCTTGCACGTCTTCGTATATCTCACTCTCCTATCATGGGAGAAGGAGAAGTAAATGGTAAGAAGGTAAATATGGAAGTAGTTTCTGGCGGTACGTATAAGCTAGAGATTCCAGATGGTGCAACTTACTACGCCCAATCCGCAGAGATACGTCCTTTCCTACAAAGGTTTATGTATAAGAAGTTCGTGAAGGGTTCAGGCAATGTGCCTAATCGTTATATCAAAACGGTTATGGCAGACAATCTTAATATGGATTTGAAAGATAACGATGGTGGTTTCAACTGTGGTAAACCAGCAGGTTGGATTAAAGATTATAGTTCTTTACCTGATGCTACCAAAGAACTTATCAAGTCTATAAAAAGAGTACGTGTGGTTCTAGGAACTGTTGAGTTAAAAGATGCAGTAAATGCAGAAGGTGACGCAGTTAACCTAGAACCTACACCTTTTATCTGGGAAGTAGAGAATAGAGATGCTTTCAAGACTGTGGGTGGTGTATTCACAAAGCTAGGTAAAATGAAGCGATTGCCTGTTCAACACTCTGTTATTTTAAATACAGAGGAACAGAAGTTACCTAATGGCAATAGCTTCTATCTTCCTATTGTATCTCTTAACCTGTCTAATACTATAGAGATAACCAAAGAAGATGAAGAACGCTTCATAGATTATATGGCTTGGGTTGAAAACTACAATGAGTATATTATATCTATGTATAATACTAAGGTAGAGGAGAAATCTGATGCTGAGTTAGACGATATAGATATCAATGATATTGTAGAGATAGATACAGAAGAAGTGGAAGTAGCCTAATGAAGCATCCTGCTGAGTTGGCGGTGCATCAGTACATGACTAGTGCTGTAAACGGAACATCTACTATGTCAAGCGACACTATTAATCAAGTTGCTAATGATATAAAGGATGCCTTACATCGTCAGTTTGGTGGGGGAAAGAAAAGAAATGACTTTAGGTTGCGGATGTCAAATGTTGGTAGACCCACATGCCAATTATGGTATGAAAAGAATAAACCTGAAGTTGGTATTCCCCTACCTACAACATTTGTAATGAACATGATGCTTGGAGACATCGTTGAAGCTGTCTTCAAAGGACTACTAAAAGAATCTAGGGTTGACTATGAGGATAGTGATAAGGTTCAGTTAGATTTAGGACATATAGTTATAGACGGCACGTATGATATAGTTATAGCAGATGCCGTAGATGATATTAAGTCTGCGTCTAACTGGTCTTACACTAATAAGTTTGAATCATACGATACTCTAAAACAAGGAGATGCATTTGGATATGTTGCACAACTAGCAGGGTATGCGAAGGCATCAGGTAAACGTGCAGGTGGTTGGTGGGTTGTTAACAAAGCCACAGGAGACTTTAAATATGTACCTGCTGATGGTATTGATGTTGATACAGAAGTAGCTAAGATAGATGAGACTTGCAAGACAGTCGAAGAAAATGTATTCAAACGTTGCTTTGAAGCTGAACCTGAGATGTTTAGGGGAAAGCCTACAGGTAACAAAGTATTGAACACGCATTGCGGATTCTGTTCTTATCGCTACGACTGTTGGTCTACACTAGAAGAAAGACCTGCCGTTAAATCACAGGCACGTGTACCAAAGATTACTAACTACGTTGAAATAGCAGAGGAGTATAGATAATGGAAGAGTTAGAGGGTTTATTAGACCAAATTAAACAGGCTGAAGAACATCTAAAAGAACTTCGTAAAGAGTATCAAGATAAAAGAATGTCAGGTCTACGTGCTGCAATTCAAGCAAGAAACGAAGCTGATAAAATGATACAGGAAGAGTTACGTTCTATAGGGTACAAGCAATTTAATCCTGTACCATTAGGTAACTGGCGAAATCTTGCCACCTAACTTTAAACAATATAAAGCGGCACGTAAGTATGGGTATAGGTCTGGTTTAGAAGTTAAGTTATCCGAATATCTTAAACTACACAAAGTAAAGTTTCAATACGAGTGTATGAAGATTGAGTGGGAAGACTTAGCATACCGCACCTATACACCAGACTTCGTGTTAAATAATGGAATCATTATAGAAACTAAGGGTATGTTTACTGCATCAGATAGACGTAAGCATCTTGCAATAAAGAAACAACACCCTAAGTTAGATATAAGATTTGTGTTTGAAAATAGTAGGCGAAAGCTAAGAAAGGGTGCAAAGTCTAGTTATGCAGAGTGGTGTATTAAATACAATTTTAGATACTATGATAGGATAATACCAGAAGATTGGCTAAAAGAAAAAGGTTCTAATAATCATCCTAAGTTTGTAAAATTTTCTGGTACTAAAGTTAAAAGGAGATATAAATGATAGATGAAGGACTAATAGATGCATTAGAAACAGAAGACTTCATAATAAACATAAGACCCACCATATTAAAAAGTGGTAAATGGTCTGGAGATGTGAACGTATCAATAATGATTGGTCGTGATAACCCCTTGGATGATGAAGACTATAGTAATCTTCTGCATTTTGCAAAGATGATATGTTCTACTGTTCCTATGATGGAGTATTCAGAAGACCTACGAGACATGATTAATGATTATACATTAAAGCATGCCGATAAAATACAAGATGGAGAGTTAGTTTTTACTCCAGAAGACAGAGGAAAAGTTCTTGACAGAACAGATAATGTTGTTACAGTATCATTTGGAAAAGATGCTAAAGGGAGTAAATAATGACTGACCAAATAAGACATGAAGAGTATATGAAACAAGCAATGGCACAATCGGATGTAATTACTAATCCAAAACATTACGAGCGTTATCCAATAGAACCTGTATCATTCATAATGAATAATGAGTTACCGTTTTGGATGGGCAACGTCATTAAATATATAATGAGAGCAGGATACAAAACAAACACAGATGAATTAACAGATTTAAATAAAGCAAAGAGATACATTGATATGCGTATCAACCAACTAGAGGGGCGAGAGCCAAATGAAAGTTAAGATATACCTCACTATAGAAGTAGACCCAGATGAATATCCTGTACCTGCAGACGGTAACGTATCGGAAGAGATTGCAGAAGGTATAGAGGAATACTTCTATGATGTAGGTGGCACAACTATTAAACACATTAAGACAGTTCAGGAGTAACAAATGATTAGTAACTATTTACCGACAGACTACCAAAACTTTATAGCACTATCTCGTTATGCTAGATGGAAAGAAGATGAGCAAAGACGTGAGACATGGGGCGAAACCGTAGAGAGATACTTTGATTACATGTCTAATCATTTTTC